CTGGTGGTGTACAACTAAATGGAAGACAGATATTTGACGATGCAACAAATGAAATTGCTCAGTTAAGAGAAAGAATTCGATTAGAACACGAATTACCACCAAACTTTTTTGTAGGTTAATATGGCACGAAATCTTTATTTCTCAGAAGCAGTTAGATCTGAGCAAAGACTTTACGAAGATATTATTATAGAATCTTTAAAGATGTATGGGCAAGACCTATATTATCTGCCAAGAACTATTGTAAATGAGAATAGGATATTCGGTGAAGATGTTCCATCTAAATTTAATAACTCATATAAAATCGAAATGTACATTGAAAACGTCGAAGGATTTGACGGAGAAGGAGACCTATTCACTCGGTTCGGAGTTGAAATACGCGATGAAGCAACTTTCGTCGTGTCTCGCAAACGTTGGAATACTACAGTTGGTCGTTCGAATAATGAAATAACTGGAGAACGTCCAAGAGAAGGAGATCTAATTTATCTTCCTCTTTCAAATTCTATGTTTGAAATTATGCATGTTGAACATGAACAACCATTCTATCAACTTGCAAATCTTCCTACATTTAAAATGAGATGTCAACTATTCGAATATAGTGATGAAGACTTTGATACAGATATTGCAGCAATCGATGGAATTGAACAAACAAGCGCTTATGAATTTGATATGGTTTTATCTGGAGTTACAGGTGACTTTACAATCGGTGAACGTGTAGAACAAATTTTAGGCGATGGTACTATATTATCTGCTGAAGTTTCTGAATGGGTATCATCTACTAATTCTCTATCAGTAATTCATTTAGGCGGAAATGATGGTAAATTCCATTTGCCGGTTACAGGAAGAACTATTACTGGTCAAGAATCAAATGCAAGTGCAACAGTATCTTCGTTTACTGAAGATAACCAATTGCATGGCAATGAACAAAATTCTGACTTTGAAGGAGCGGACTTCTTAGACTTTAGTGAAAGTAATCCGTTTGGAGATCCTAATTAATGTTTGGTACATATTTTTATCATCAGAGAATAAGAAAAGCCGTTGCTACATTTGGAGCAATGTTTAATAACATATATGTTTTAAGAAAAGATAGTGGTGGTGGAGTTATTAGCACTCAAAAGGTACCGTTATCATATGGGCCGAGAGCGAAGTTTTTAGATCGTATTAGAGAAATGCCTGATCTAACAACTGATACCAAGGTTTCTATTAAGTTACCACGTATGTCGTTTGAAATTACAAATGTCGCTTATGATCCTGCTAGACAACTTCCTAAATTAAATTCATTTCAAAAGGGTGTTGAAGGAACAGTACTTTCGAGAAATAAAATTTATAATGGTGTTCCATATATTTTAAGTTTTCAATTAAGCGTATATGCAAAAAATCAAGACGATGCTTTGCAAGTAGTAGAACAAGTATTACCGTATTTTAATCCGCAGTATACTTTATCAATAAAACCACTAGACGATATTGATACGCTAAAAGAAGATGTTCCGGTTATTCTAACAGGAGTAGTTTTAAATGATGAGTATGAAGGAGAAATGGCTGCTACTCGTAGAACTATAATTTATACATTAGACTTCGATATGCATGTATATTTTCACGGTCCTATTACTTCTTCTGGTATTATTCGTACAGCTATTACTGATATACTAAATCCTGAAGCTGGCTTAGCAGATTCAGATTTACCCTTAGAAAGAATTACAGTCACTCCAGATCCTGCATTAGCTGGACCTGATAGTGATTTTGGCTTTAACACAATTATTGAAGAGATTGACAGTGCATTATGATGGATTCAGCAACAGCCGAAAATGACTTTGAATATGCTAGACAGATATATCACGATCTACTAGCAAAAGGATCAGAGTCGATGGAAGAGATGATGGAAGTGGCAAGAGCTACTGAACATCCAAGAGCTTTTGAAGTTTTGTCAAATATGATGAAAAACATAGCTGACATTAACGGTAATCTTATGGATATGCATAAGAAGCGTAAAGACTTCAATCAAAAACAAATGGTGAAACAATTACCGAATCAAACAACAAATAATGTGTTTGTCGGTTCTACGACTGATTTACAGCGTATGCTACAAGATGAAATGATAGATGTTACTCCAAAGAATGAATGACACGTACCTTGGGAATCCTAATGTAAAACGAGATGGCATAGTTACTAATTGGACTCAAGAAGAAGTCCTAGAGTATGCTCGTTGTATGAAAGATCCCGCTTATTTTGCAACTCAATATTGTAAGATTATATCTCTTGATGAGGGATTAGTTCCTTTTGAACTATATCCATATCAAGAAAAAATGTTTGATGCATTTAATACAAATCGATTTAATATTGTATTAGCATGTAGACAATCAGGAAAATCTATTTCTTCGGTCGCATATCTTCTATGGTATGCTTTATTTCACACAGAAAAAACTATTGCTGTTATGGCAAACAAAGGTGCCACTGCTCGTGAGATGCTTGGACGCATTACGCTTATGCTAGAAAATCTACCCTTTTTCTTGCAACCCGGTTGTAAGGCTTTGAATAAGGGGTCGATTGAATTTTCGAATAATTCACGGATTGTTGCGGCCGCAACTTCAGGCTCCTCGATTCGAGGTATGTCTGTGTCATTATTGTATTTAGACGAGTTTGCATTTGTGGAAAATGCTGCTGAGTTTTATACGTCGACATATCCGGTTATCTCATCTGGTAAAGAAACTAAAATTATTATCACATCCACTGCGAATGGTATCGGTAATGTGTTTCATAAAATATGGGAAGGTGCTTCTCAAGGTGTAAATGAATTTAAACCTTTTCGTGTAGATTGGTGGGATGTTCCAGGTCGAGATAAGACATGGAAAGACCAAACCATAGCAAATACATCTCAGCTTCAGTTTGACCAAGAATTTGGGAATACATTTTTTGGAACAGGTGATACATTAATTAATGCCGAAACTTTATTAAAACTTAGAGCGAAAAATCCTATTCGTTATCTTGAAGGCGGTGACCTTAAGATTTACGAAGAAACACAAAAAGGGCATGAATATATCATGCTAGTAGACGTTTCGAAAGGAAGAGGACAGGACTATTCTACATTTAATTTAATCGATATTAGCTCTAGGCCATTTAAACAGGTTGCTGTATATCGCAATAACCTTATCTCTCCATTACTCTTCCCAAACATTATTTATAAATGGGCGAATTCCTACAATAAAGCTTATGTAGTTATTGAGTCAAATGATCAGGGTTCTCTTGTAACAAATGGCCTCTATCATGATTTAGAATATGAAAACATGCACGTTGAATCTGCTATTAAAGCAAATGCTCTTGGCGTTGAAATGACTCGTAAAGTAAAACGTTTAGGCTGTTCTGCATTTAAAGACGTATTAGAAAATAATAGATTAGATATAGTAGATGATCATACTATTATGGAAATATCTACGTTTGTTGCAAAAGGGCAATCTTACGAAGCCTCTCCTGGAAATCATGATGATTTAGTTATGAATTTTGTTATGTTTGGTTATTTTGTATCGACACAATATTTTGCTGACATGACTGATATTAATTTAAAAGAAATGATGTTTAAACAAAAAATGAAAGAAATTGAAGATGATTTGCCTCCATTTGGATTTATAGACGATGGACTAGATAATCTTCCAACTCAGGAAGAACTCGAAGGTAGACAGTGGGCCATTGAGTATGCGCCGGATATTTAAAAATTATAAATACTATCAAGTGAATATTCGTATTATGGACCCGCATATAATTTAATTTTCGGAAGAGGAAAAAAATCATGGCATTTTCAGAATCTCCAGCAATTACGGTAAGAGAAATCGACGCGTCTGGCGTAGTGCCAGCGGTTTCTTCTTCAACCGGTGGTTTTGCTGGTAATTTCAGATGGGGGCCAGTCGAACAAGCTACACTGATTAGTAATGAATCTCAGCTAGCTGCAACGTTCGGTGCACCATCATCTGCAAATTCTGTCGATTTTCACTCGGCAGCGTACTTTCTTAAGTACACAAATGCCCTTCAAGTTGTTCGTGTTTTAGGCGATAGTGATGGCTTTAACGCATACAACCACAATGAAGCGGCAGCAGGATTAAATGTTAGAATCAAAAACGAAGACGATTTCAATAATGCAATTGCAGGATTTGATTCCGACGAACATACTTTTATTGCTAAATGGCCAGGTGAACTTGGTAATAGTTTAAGAGTTTCTCTATGTCCACAACAAGATGCTGATTCAGCATTCAATGGTTGGGCATACAAAGATAATTTCGATGCAGCACCTGCAACATCTTCATTTGCTGAAGGTGCAAGCGCTGTAAACGATGAAATTCACGTAGCAGTTGTAGACGCTGATGGTAAATTCTCAGGCACATCTGGTACAGTTCTAGAAACATTTCCATTTGTATCACTAGCTTCCAATGCTAAGACAGCTGATGGTTCAACAAATTATGTAAGAGACGTAATTAATAGAACATCACGCTATATTTGGATGGCAGGCTTCGATTCAGACTATAGTGTTGCTAATGCTGGTACTGCGGCGACAAGTGGTAAAGATTACCAACTTTCAGCTGGAGTTCTAGATGCTAAAAACTATGATTTAGATTCAGGCGATGAATCTGAAAATATGGATGTAGGAGATTATATCACAGGTTTCGATCAGCTTGAAGATAAAGACGCTATCCAAGTTGATATGTTAATTGCTCCTCAAATGACGTCAAGAACAGATACTACTACTATTGTTAACGATCTAGTAAGTATTGCTCAAGGAACACGTAAAGACTGCGTTGTTGTAGCTTCACCTGCTCGTTCAGACATTGTTGGTGGATCTGACCCTGTAAATGATACCGTAACTACTGCGGGAACATTTACTTCTTCTTCATATCTAGTAGTTGATAACAACTATCTAAAAGTATATGACAAATATAATGATGAGTTTATCTTTATTCCAGCTAACTCATCAACTGCTGGTATCATGGCAGCTACAGACGTAAATGCAGCTTCATGGTTCTCACCAGCTGGTCCACGTCGTGGTCAATATCTAGGTGTTACAGGTATTGCATATTCTCCAAATAAAGCTGAGAGAGATGTTCTATATCGTAACGGTGTTAACCCAATCGCAAATATTCCTGGACAAGGTTTATTGCTATTCGGTGATAAAACTAAACTAGCAAGACCATCTGCATTTGATCGTATTAACGTACGTCGATTGTTCTTAACAATTGAGAGAGCTATTTCTCTTGCTGCAAGAAACGTAATGTTCGAATTTAACGATGAGTTTACTCGAGCAGAATTTGTAGGTATTGTTGAGCCCTTCCTTCGTGACATCAAAGGCCGTCGTGGTATAACTGACTTTAGAGTAGTTTGTGACGAAACAAACAACACGGCAGCAGTTATAGATAGAAATGAATTCGTTGCGACTGTCTTGATCAAACCTGCACGTTCAATTAACTTTGTTACTCTTAACTTTGTTGCTGTACGTACCGGCGTTGATTTCGCAGAAATCGCTGGTGTATAAGGAGAAAATAGATGGCAGTTTTAGGAGTCGACGATTTTAAATCAAAATTAGTTGGTGGCGGTGCTCGCCCCAATTTGTTCAAAGTTACTTTGAATTTTCCAACATACGTTGAAGGAAGTGATGCAGAACTAGCATCTTTCCTATGTAGAGCTGGCCAGCTTCCAGGTTCTACAATTCCTGCTATGCCTATCGCTTTCCGCGGTAGACAGCTACAAATGGCAGGCGATAGAGTATTTGAACCATGGGCAATTACTATCATGAACGATACTAATTTCACTGTTCGTAACTCTATTGAACGCTGGATGAATGGTATTAACGAACATTCAGCTAATACCGGCCGTGTCAATCCAGCTGATTATCAAGTAGATCTTACGGTTGATCAATTGGATAAAGACGAAGTAGTTTTGAAAACTTATAAGTTCATTTCAGCGTTTCCAACAGCGCTATCTGCAATCGATCTGGCATATGATGCGAACGATCAGATTGAAGAATTTACTGTTGAGTTTACGTATCAGTATTGGACTTCAAACACAACTACTTAAATAGTATAGTTTTGAGGGGCGGCAACGCCCCTCTATATTCTATTAGGATGAAATATGGCCGATAATAACTCATTAAAAATATTTGGCTTTGAAATTCGAAGAGCCAATCAAAAAGAAGAAGACAAGAAGTTACAGTCTATAGTCCCTCGTCAAGATGACGACGGGGCTGGTTACGTTACTGCTTCTGGTTCTCACTACGGTCAATATATTAATATTGATGGAGATGATTCTAAAGATAATCATCAATTAATTATGAAATATCGCGGAGTGTCAATGCATCCAGAAGTTGATGCTGCTATCGAAGATATTATTAATGAATCTATTTCTGCACAAGAAGATGAACAACCAGTATCAATTGTTCTTGATAAGGTTGAAGTGTCAGATCAAATTAAAAAAGGAATTACCGAAGAGTTCGATAACATTATTTCAATGTTAGACTTTGCGAATAATGGCCACGACATGTTTAAACGTTGGTATATTGATGGCCGTTTATATCATCATCTTGTTGTAAATGAATCTAATATTAAAGCAGGTATTCAGGAGATTCGTCCTATTGATTCTGCAAAGATTCGTAAAGTAAAACAAGTAAAGAAAAAGAAAGATCCTGTTACAGGAGCTAATATTGTCGAATCAGTAGATGAATATTACATTTATCAAGAAAAGCCAGGTCAACAAACTTCTGGTGTAAAACTTTCAAATGATTCAGTTAGCTATGTGACTTCTGGATTACTTTCAGCAGATCGTAAAAAAGTAGTTTCACATTTACATAAAGCTTTAAAGCCAATTAACCAACTTCGTATGATGGAAGATTCATTGGTTATTTATAGGCTTGCGCGTGCACCTGAAAGACGTATTTTTTATATTGATGTTGGTAACTTACCTCGTGGTAAGTCTGAGCAATATATGAAAGATATTATGGCACGATATCGCAATAAACTTGTATATGACGCAGATACAGGACAGATTAGAGATGACAGAAAACATATGTCAATGCTCGAAGATTTCTGGCTACCAAGACGTGAAGGTGGAAGAGGCACTGAGATCTCTACTTTACCAGGCGGAGAAAACCTCGGACAGATTGACGATATTATCTATTTCCAAAAGCGTCTTTATCGGTCTCTTAACGTACCGATTAATCGCTTAGAACAAGAAGCACAATTTAGCTTAGGTCGTTCTACAGAAATTAGTAGAGATGAACTTAAATTCCAAAAGTTTATTGATCGTCTTCGTAAACGTTTCTCAATGTTGTTCTTAGAGATTCTAAAGAAACAACTTATAATGAAGGGTTTAATTACTGAAGATGATTGGAATGAATGGAAAAATGATCTTGTAGTTGACTATATTCGTGATAACCATTTCACAGAATTAAAAGACGCTGAACTACTAAGAGAAAGATTACAGACACTTGATCAAGTAAGTCAATATGTGGGTGAATACTTCTCAAAAGAATGGGTTATGAAAAACGTTTTAATGTTTAACGATGATGACATTAAACAAGTTGCTCAACAATCTAGTGAAGAAGAACCTACACAAGATGATGTACCTGAGGAATAATTTTATTATAAATAATAAGAAATGGAGATAATTAATTATGGAAAATATTGAACAATTGATCCAACAAGCAGCTGATCAAGATTTTGCTACAGCAAATAATACTTTTGCTGAAATTATGGCAGCAAAAATGAATGATGCTTTGGATCAAGAACGGATTAAAGTATCCGGTCAAATTTATAATGGTCTTGAAGAAGAGGATCCCGAAGAGGAACAACTTGAATTAGATCTAGATGATGAAGATGTTGAAGTAGAGTCTGAAGAGGATGACGTAGATGTTGACGACGCAGTTGATACAGAAGACCCAGATGAAGACTCTGAAGACGATTAGAGAAGCTGTAAAGAAAGAACGTACAGTTTTTAAAAGAAAATATGATGGCTTTAGATTAGAAATCATTCAGAGATTTGATAAATTTGAAGCTTATGTAGACGGTGAAAAATTAGATACATACGATACAAAACAGCATGCACAAAAAATGCTTATGCAGTTTGTTAGGGAAGTAGATTAATGAAGCTTATTGCTGAATACACAGAAAATGATATTCAATGCTTGGTCGAAGCCAAGGAAGATGGTACAAAGAATTATACCATCGAAGGTGTATTCGCGCAAGCTGAACAAAAGAATAGAAATGGACGTATATATCCGAAGGCTGTCATGGAAGGCGCCGTAAAGAAATACGTCAATGAACAAGTTAAAACAAAACGGGCTGTTGGTGAACTAAATCACCCTGAAGGCCCTACTGTAAACTTGGATAAAGTTTCTCACCTCATTACCGATCTCAAATTTGAGGACAACAATGTGGTGGGTAAGGCACGTATCTTGGACACTCCAATGGGCCAAATTGTAAAAGGTTTGCTTGAAGGCGGTGTGCAATTAGGTGTCTCAACTCGTGGTATGGGTAGCCTTGAGAAACGTGGCGATGCCATGTATGTCAAAGATGACTTTATGCTTAATACGGTTGACATCGTACAAGATCCATCTGCTCCAGGAGCTTTTGTTA